TTTTTTTTTACGTTATAACATTTAAATATAATAAAAAAATAAATAAAAATCAAGGGTTTTAAGTTATTATTTAAAATATAAATATTTATAATAAAAATACATATATGAACAATCAAAATAACAATATCACACCCATAACTAGAATCAATAAATTTTTCTCTGAAGAAGATTTTAATTTAGAGATTTCAATGGGTCGCGAGGCAATTGAAGGTGATGGAAATTTTACAGTTATCCTTTATAGAGTTGACCGCGATATGACAGAATTCGATAATGTTTATGGTGAAGCATCGGCTGATGGTATAAGATATTTCCCACCAGTTGAGTTAAAGGTAATTCCTATAATGGCTGAAGCTGAAAATAAAGCGTATAATGGAAACGGTAGCCTTAGATACTTACAAGATGGGCAATTGACTTTTGGAATTTATGATGCTCAACTAACTGATTTAAAAACACAGATAAGTTATGGTGATTATATCGGATACCCAGTTACTGAAACTGAAATAAGATATTTTAGTGTTGTTAATGATGGTGTGAAAAACTATGACAATAAACATACAATTATGGGTTATAAGGGTGCCTTTAGAACTATATTGTGTGCAAGTGTTGAATATAACGAATTTAAAGGAGTTTAATAATTATGATGCCAAAAGGATACATAACAAATATAGATATTACCAATGGTAAGATTGGTCCAGAGAGACGTCAAGAAATTCTTGACGGTATTGCTGACCAAGGTACTTTTTTACCTAGAGGTGTAAACGCTGAAGATATGGATTCTTCAGTTGTTGATTTTTTTAATTCTGAAGATGGTTTATCTATCAGTATTGATGGAGAGAAGGTACCTGTTATATTTTTAACGATACAAAGATGGAATGAATTTACTAAAACATGGAGCTTCACCGATAAGTATAAAAATATAAGTATGCCATTTATAACAATACTTAGAAAACCAGATATACAACAAGGTCAAAATCAAGCTGGTTTATGGAACATCCCAGGTCGTCGTACTTACACTTATATGAAAGTACCAACATGGGATGGTGCTAGAAGTGGTGTTGATTTATACAAAGTACCACAACCAGTCTCAGTTGATTTAACTTATGAGATTAGAATCTTTACAACTAAAATGAAAGACTTAAATTTATTTAATACAGCTATTCAATTAGCCTTTCAATCTAGACAATGTTATATAAACGTAAAAGGACATCCGATGCCATTGCATTTAGAGTCTATAGGTGATGAGAGTAATATTGATGACTTTGAAAATAAAAGATTTTATGTTCAAACTTTTGAAGTGACTTTATTGGGTTATTTGTTAGATGAATCTCAATATGAGGTAATTCCAACTATAAATAGAACTGTAATGGCTTTAGAAATTGATGAGAGAAAAATATTTAACGATGTTTTATTTGATGCGTCTAGAAAAGATAATATAGCTAATTATGCTTTTATTTTTAAACCTAGGTCTAATAATCAATTTAGTTTTACTTTACAATATGATGTAAACTTTACTCAGTTAATAGATGTTAAGAATATATCTAGAATAACAATTATATCTAATGGTTCAACGATATTTGATGGTACGATAATGAACACACCTTTAATATTAAGTGCAAATGATATTATAACAATAAAAGTCACTAAAAACTATTTAGCTGTAAGTGAATTTAAATTATTAGGTACAACAAGCACAACATAATGAACAACGGACAAAAATCTTTAAGTATAAACGAAACGTTTATTTTAGAACCCGTAGATAGTATCACTTTGACATTATGAGTGAAAGAGAAATAGATTTTGGTTATAATGAAATAATTGTTAATAACCCAAAACATACTTTTTACGGTTTTTAAATTAAATGAAAATATTCATGATATTTATTTATAAACAAATTATATGTCTCAAAATATTAGGTCTTTTCAAATAGGTACCATTTTTTATCAAAGTGGTAATGGTATGCCAATACACATAGCAACAAGAGGGTGTGTGTATATCGATGTTGATACTGGTACAATGTATATAAATAAAGATGGTTTAGTTAATTGGTCAGAGTTTTCATCTAACCCATTTGATTATATTCATTTTAACACTGGTACAACAGCCACATATAATGGTGGCGACCTTTTTTGGGTGGATAGTGAAAATGCTTTATCTTATAAACCATACACTTTAAATAATGACGTTACCGTTAATATAGGTCAAGAATCTTTAATAAGGGTTTATAATGATTTAGGGTACCAAATTAACAACGGACAAGTTTTACACATAACTGGTTCTACAGGTGGTATACCAACAGTTGCGTTGGCTAACGCATCAAAATTAGGAACCGTATTTACTGTAGGTTTAGCACAAACTTCAGGTGTTGCAACTCACGATATACCTAGCGGACAATATGGTTTTATGACAAACTTTGGCGTAGTTAGAGATTTAAACACATCAGCGTTTACCGCAGGGCAAGAGGTATTTTTATCTGATACTATTGATGGGGCTTTAACCAACGACCCAAATGATATTGCATACACTTCAAGGGTTTCAACCGTTGGTTATTGTTTGGAATCAAATGCAACAACAGGTAAAATATTAGTTCAAATTACTAATGAAAACGCTGTACAAAGTTTGACACAACTACAGGTAAATGTGTTGTTGGGTAATACAATATCGACAGGTGTTTTTAATTTTACTGGAATAACGTTGGCGTCAAGCAACACGTTTAACGTTGCACCAGTAGATGCTTGGTTGGTTGACAATACAACAAATCCTTTAGTTCCAGAAGTTCTTTATGTTAAGTATTCTGGTCAAACAAATATTCCATCACTTTATTATAATACGGCAACAGAAACATACCTGTTACTTACTAGTGCTGGTACTATAACACAACAGACAACATTTCCAACACCGCAACAAAGAAGACAAAATATTTATTTGGGTAAAATGGGTCATGGTAATAGAACTAGTCTTATTAACGCATTTAACGAACCCGATTTAGACGTATCACCATTATCACAACTTCGTGATATGTTTACACCGATTAAATTAATAAATGAAAATATTTATCCAAGCCCTAATTCAAATCTAACATTTAATACTAGTAGTGGAACTTTATTTGGGTTAGGTATTGGGTTTACGACAAATCAACTTAACCCAAGTAGTATAAGTGTATCAGGAAACTCACCAACAACATTTCAATATAGAACACAAACAGGTGGTACAGTAACCAATAGAACTACAATAGACCCAGCAAATTATGATTTAAATGGTGTAGTCACTTCAATTGGAAGTCCAGCAAAACAAGCGACAAACCAAAGAATATATTTGTTACAAAATGGTCAATTTAGGATACAATATGGTCAAACTAAATATGCTGATTTAACAACCGCAATTGCAGCGGTTAATACAGAAGCATTTACAACATTTTCAAACTTTAGGGATAACGCAGTATTAATTGCAATATTATCTGTTAGGTCAGATGCAACAATTTTAAGTAATATAGCACAAGCCAAAATTACGTTTGCATCAAAATTTGGTGAAACAGTAGGTGGAACTGGTGGTATTTCAACCACTACACTTCAACAAGCATATGAAAATTCAGCAACACCTGAAATAGTAACAAATTCGGCAGAAGGAGCATTATCTATTAAAAATGGTACTGGTAATGCTGATAACGTAACTAATTTACTTGAAGGAATTAACGCAGCTGGAAATACAACTAGTTTTATTAGAGCTGATGGTAATATTTCAGGAACAACAATACAAACAAACGTTGTCTATGATAATGGAACCAATGTAGGGATAGGAACAATAACACCAACATCAAAGTTGCACTCTGTTGCATCTTTATCTGGACCACTTTCTTATGATTCTCTTTCTGCTATTTTTGGATATAATACTAGTACAGATACTGTTTATAATAATCAAGTAGGTGTAGCAGGAAGAGTTCAAACATCTGGTGGAAAAGCCATATACGGTGATGCCTCATTTGGTGCAGGTTGGGGTGGTTATTTTGATGGTAAAGGATATTTCTCAGCTAACGTAGGGATAGGAACAACAACACCTGTAAGTAAATTACACGTTATTGGCGATACTAGAATACAAGGTGGATTAACAGCTTCGACAATATCGTCAACAACAATAACAACGCCAAATATTATTACTAGTTCTACGGGTTTGACTATAAATGGTAATTCAATAATAACTGGTACAACTTTTTTAGGTAATGGAACATTTACAAAAGCTGGTTATGCTACTGGTGATATATTGTTAGATAATAGTGCAAATGATACACCAGGGCTTTTAATGTATTACGCAAACAATAGTAACTACGGTATTGATAGTTGGAATGGTAGCTTCGATGTTTTAAGTGGACAGTTGGTTCGTATTACGAATAAGTTAAATGAGACAGGTGGAGCTGTTAAGGTGGCTGTCGACACATCTGGTAACATGGTTGTCACTGGTTTTATAAAACCAAACGCATGGAGAGCTGGTCAGGTAATTAATGATATTATTTTAAGTAATACCGAAGTAACTATTAGTACAACAACTATTGCTACTAGTACTTCTGATACAGATTTTTTAACGTATAGTTATACACCGTTAAGTTCTACTAGTTATTTGGTGATTCACTATCATTTGTCAGATTATACTTTTGAGAGTGGAACTGGTAATGATTCATATTTTTCTAGAATAAAAGTTGATGGTGCTGAAATAACATATTCAAATCAAAGTACCGTTAATGGTTTTCGTTCTGGTGTTTTATTTCCACTTACTGGTAGATACACAAATTCTAATACTACAGCTAAATCTATAGTTGTTGCGTGTCGTAGAGATTCAGCTGACGATAGTATAACTATTGCTAATACAGCCACTTCAATGTGGCTTAGAATAACAGAGATTGGTAGGTAGAGTTATTCACCATATAAGTCTTTTTTAGGTATACACGCTTCTCTAATTAGCTTTTCAACAAATTGAAACATCTTTAACCCATTTTCTTCACAATATTTTTTAAGAAGTTCATGGGTTAAAGGTGTTATTTTTATGTTTTTATCCCTTTTCATATGTCTTTTACCTATAAGTATGATAAAAGTATGAAAAAAATCATACTAAAAGTGATTATTATTTTTTTACAAACCCACTTTTGAAAAATCAGTGATATTTATTATAAAACAAAACATTAAATTTAATAATATCACTTAAAAAGTAAAAAAATATGGCAACAAAAGTGTTCGTAAGTCCAGGGGTTTATACCTCAGAAAAAGACTTATCTTTTATTACCCGTCAAATTGGCGTTACAACTCTTGGTTTAGTTGGGGAGACTACAATAGGTCCTGCATTTCAACCAATTTTTGTGGGCAATTATGGCGAATTCCAATCTTTTTTTGGTGGCCAAAACGCTACTAGAGTAAAAGATAATGGAGCACCAAGATATGAATTACCTTATATCGCTAAATCGTATTTATCTCAATCAAACCAATTATTCGTAACTAGAGTATTAGGGTTTTCTGGATATGATGCAGGTAAAGCATGGGGTATAACATTACAAGGTACATTAGACCCTGATACTGTTGGGGTAACTTCATCAGGAACCACATACACTCCTATAATTTCATATACAGCAATAAGCGCTACTGATGAAGTTGTTAGTGTTGTTTCAAACGTACCTTTAATTCAACAATTATATAATGATGGTACTTTAGTAAATCCATTGAATATATTGGGTACTTTCAGTGCTACAGGTGATGTCGCATCTATAGATGTAGAGTACAAAAAAACAGGTGCTACTTATAGTGGTGTATCATTTAATTTATATGTTAATTCATTTGGTACTACTGGTTTATATAAAACTGGTACAACAACAGGTGCTACAGTTACTTATTCTGGTTCAGCATATTCTGATGTTGAAAACAAGTTGGTAACTTTATTACGTTCTAGAGGTACGATAAATTCAGCTACACAGTTACCTAACTTTGAAGTTAGTGCGGCTACAGGTAATTTAGGTTTTAACCCTACTTATACCGCTGCAAATAGTGACGCGTTAGGTGATTTCGCGTTGACTGGTACATCTAATACTCAAGGTGCTTTTAGTTATGTATTATCGTTTGATAAAACAAAACAAAACTACATTACTAGAGTATTGGGTAGAGAAGCTCAAGATGGAACAACAGCAATTTTTGTTGAAGAGTTCTATAACAATATGTTTACTGATTTAAACGCTGCTGAAAAAATAGCTGGTGTTAATTTAAGTTTAATTAACTATAGTGGTGAATTTTCAGATTATTTAAAAGAATACCAACCAGCAGTTACACCTTATGTAGTTTCTGAATTACGTGGTACTAACTTATTTAGATTATTTAGATTCTGGACAATATCAGACGGTAACGCTGCTAACGAACAATTTAAAATATCTATTAGAAATATTAATTTAGATTCTGGTGAATTTGATGTTGTTGTTAGAGGATTCTACGATACTGATGCTCAACCAACTGTATTGGAAACATTCAGTCGTTGTACTATGAGCCCAACATCTAATAATTACGTTGCTAGAAGAATAGGTACACTTGATGGTGAATACCCATCTAAATCATCTTATGTTCTTATTGAGATGGATACTGATTCAGATACTAGCGATATGGTTCCAGCTGGTTTCGTAGGTTTCCCAATTAGAGATTACCAAGAAAGTGGCAATATAACAGTTGTTAACCCTGCTATTGAGTATAAAAAAGCTTATGGTACATTTGAAAATAAACGTAAATATTATTTAGGTTTATCTGAAACTGTAGGTATTGATTCGGATTTCTTTGATTATAAAGGGGTTCCTGTAGGACAAACTTATGATATGTGGACTGGTCTTACAAAAGGTTTCCATATGGACGTTAATGCTACTGGCGCTACAATCGACAATGTATTTATTGTGATTAACAATAGTGGTGATACATATAATCCAATATTCTTATTTGATACTGGTGACGCTGCGTTTAACAGTACTGCTGTAGCAGATGCTAATAACCCATATAATAAAATATATGCGCGTAAATTTACATTTGCACCTTATGGTGGTTTTGATGGATGGGATATATACAGAACTAGAAGAAGTAACTTAGACTCATTCTTAATCAACGGTACTAATGGTGTTAAAGGTTTAAATAGTGGTGCTTTTACTAATAGAACACTTACAAACGGTGATTTAGGTATTAATTCAGATTACTACGCATATTTAGAAGCTATTTGGACATTTAAAAACCCAGAAGCAGTTAATATTAATGTGTTTGCAACTCCAGGTATTGATACGTTTGATAACAGTAACTTAATTGAGGCTGCTATTGAAATGGTTGAAACTGATAGAGCTGACTCATTATATATTTTAACAACCCCAGATACAAATGCTGGTGGTGAGGTTATGTCAGCTGAAGAAATTTCAGATTTCTATTCTGATGGTTCTTTCGATAGTAACTACTCATGTACTTATTGGCCATGGATTCAAGTAAACGATACTGAAAATAATGTTTACATTTGGATGCCGCCAACAAGAGATGTAGTTAGAAACATCGCGTTAACTGACAACATTGCATTCCCATGGTTTGCTGTTGCTGGTATTCAAAGAGGTGATGTTGACTGTATTCAAGCTCGTAAAAAACTTACTCTTTCTGAAAGAGATGCGTTATACGAAAATAGAGTTAACCCAATTGCAACTTTCACATCAGATGGTGTTAAAATCTGGGGTAATAAAACTCTTCAAGTTAAAGAATCTGCTCTTGACAGAATCAACGTTAGAAGACTATTGTTACAAGCTAGAAAACTTATCTCTGCTGTTTCTATCAGATTGTTATTTGAACAAAACGATAGTGTTGTAAGAAATCAATTCTTATCATTGGTTAACCCAATCTTAGATAATATTAGAGCTGAAAGAGGTCTTACAGACTTTAGAGTGGTTCTTTCAAATGACCCAGAAGATATCGATAGAAATCAACTTACAGGTCAGATATTCTTGAAACCAACTAGAGCGTTAGAGTTCATCCAATTAGAGTTCGTAATTATGAACACTGGTGCATCTTTCGATAACATCTAATAAAAAATAAACAAAACAAAAAGGCTTCCTTAGTGGGAGCTTTTTTTTGTTTTATAAGATATTTATGTTAAACAACTATTATGAAGCTTATAATTACAGAAACACAATACAATAGACTTTTTTTAAACGAAGAAAAAGAAGTATCATTCAATTTTGATAATGACACCATATTGGCGTTCGGAAAATTAATTGGATTACCAATGAAAGGTCAAAACGGTTTTTTAGCTGATAGAGCGTTAGATAACCAAGAAGTATTATCTAAGATTTATTCAATTATGACAAATGTTGATGAGAAGAATAAAATTATCGATGATTTGGGGAATAAAGGTATGGTTGATTCAGACAAAAAACTACATGATAATATTGAATCAATCGTTACAAATTTTAATAAATATTCAAAAGATAAAACATTAAATTTGGATACCGTGTTGAATAAAATACTTAGAAAATAAAATAATTTTTATTTTTTCTTCAATTTTTTTTCTTTCATGATATTTATAATTAAATAATAATTTATTACCAAAAAAAGGTACTAATACATATCTTAAAAAAAACAAAAATTATGGCTGATTTATTAATGAAAATGCCCCTACCATACGAGCCTAAGAAAAAGAATCGTTGGTTAATTACATTTCCAGCTGACTTAGGTATCCAACAATGGTGGTTATCTTCAGCATCTAGACCTTCAATAACACAAAATGAGGTTGAGATACCTTTCCTAAACACATCTACATGGGTTATTGGTAGATTTACTTGGGAAGCAATTGACGTTACATTCCGTGACCCAATTGGTCCTTCTGCTACTCAAGCAATTATGGAATGGGTTCGTCTTCACTCTGAATCAATCACAGGTCGTCAAGGTTACGCTGCTGGTTATAAAAGACCAGTTGAGTTAGAAATGCTTGACCCGACAGGTGTTGTTATCGAGAAATGGTTATTAGATGGAACTATGCTTACAAATATAGGATTTGGTGACTTATCATTTGAGGATGACGGTATCGCTGAGATTACAGCAACTCTTAGATTTGATAGAGCAATCTTGCTTTTTTGATATTGTATTGATTATCAATTGGTTACAAATTTTTATAAAAATAGCTTTATCAAATCATTGACTTATAAAAATTCTTTTAGTATATTTGTGTTATTACAATATATTAAAAGAATTTTTTTATGGTTAAATGTAAAATATGTGAATCTGAATTTAAATCTATAGATTCATTACGTAGACATAATAGTCAAAAACATAATATTAACGCTGAACAAACTTATATTGATTATGTGTTGGGTGGTGTTGAACCTATATGTAAATGTGGTTGTGGTGAAAAACCAAAATATTTAGGAATAGATTCTGGTTACAGAGATTATATTAGAGGTCATGCTGCCAGAATTAATAATAATTGGGGTCACAACCCATATGTTGTTAAAAAATCTCATGAGACTCAGAAAAAAATGTATAAATCGGGTGAGCTTACTATATGGAATAAAGGTTTGACTATGGATGATGAGCGTGTTAAGGACAACATAGAAAAGATTATGTCTAACCCTAATAGAGGTAAGAATATTTCTAAAAAATTAAAAGATATCCCAAAATCTAAAGAACATAAAGAAAATATACAAAAAGCTGCTATTTTAAGATGGAGTAACGAAGATGAACGTGAAAAACAATCACATAGATTAATTTCGAATTTGATTAAAAATAATTATAGAAATAAAAAGACTAAATTAGAAATTAAATTTCAATCAATTTTAGAATCTTTAGGGTTTATAGAAAAAATTGATTTTATTTATCAAAAACAAATTAGTTCAGCTATTTTTGATTTTTATTTTGAGGGTAAAAATTTATTAATTGAAGTTGATGGTGATTTTCATCATTGTAACCCAAATTCGATTCATTCAATTCCAAAATATGATATTCAATTAAAAACAATTTCTAATGATATTAGAAAAAACAGAATAGCTGATAATAAAAAAATAAAACTATTAAGATTTTGGGAATTGGATATTAATAATAATTTAGATAGTGTCATTGAAATTTTGAAAAAAGAATTATTCTGATATTTGTTTAGATACGAAAATAAAAACCTCTCTAGTAGAGGTTTTTTATTTACAAAAAAATTGATTTTATTATATTTATTTTTTAGAACAATAATATAATAAAAAAAAGTTTTTATATGTCAGATATTAAACCAAATGTTTTCCCAAACAATCAACCACAAAAACCTAATTTAACCGAAGCTGAAAAACTTGCAGCGTATGAAGCTGAAAAGATGATGGTTACTAACGAAATTTATTCGTCTCAAATGCAAACAGACACACCTTATGAACATATGAGTGCGATTGAACAAATGAGATATAGAACTGAAGCTCAATTAAAACAAAGACAAGACATTGGCGTTGTTAAAGACCCTTCATTATCAGAAAAAACCAATTCTAGAGTATTTCAACAACCAACTAAAAAAGACAACAACGAAGAACAAATTAGACTTAGAGATGAGCAGTTAAAAAATAATTTACAACAAACTCAGAACTATCAACGTTTATCTCAAGAAGCTATGGATAGAAATAAAGAATATTACGAACAACAAACAATGGAAAATAAACCAAGTTATCAACCACAACCTAGTAGTCCTGTTATTAAAGATAAGACTACTTATACATCACAACAAGCAATAGACCCATACATATTAGAATTGAGTCAACCAAATTATAACGCACCTTTTGATGTTATTCCTTTACCTTCTAAGGGTAAATTATATAGAAATAAAAAACAAAATGTAAGATTAGCTTATATGACAACGGCTGATGAAAATATCCTTACTAGCCCTAATTTATTAAAAAGTGGTGAGTTTTTAGAAATTCTTATAAACAGAAAATTATTAGAACCTGAATTACGTTATAAAGATTTATTACCAGGGGACCGTAACGCAATCATGCTTTGGCTTAGAGCGACAGCTTATGGTGAAATGTATCCAGTTACTTTATTGGATGAAAACGACGAAGCTTTTGAAACGGAAATAAATTTAAATGAACTTAAAACAATTGATTTAAACGTTGAACCAGATGAAGATGGTTTATTTAATTTTACAATGCCTTTAAGCAAAGCAAATGTTAGATTTAAATTATTAACATGTGGTGATATTGATAATATTGAAGAAATGTTAGAGAGAGATAGGGAAAACAATATTTTAGTTAACAACGCGAATACTTACAAATTAGAAAAAATGATTATTGAAGTTAATGGTGATACCAATAAAACTATGATTAGAGATTTTGTTAATTATATGAGAATACAAGATTCAAAAGAATTCAATAAATTTGTTGAATCCATTGAGACTGGTATTGATTTAGATATTGAGGTTGGGACTCCTGGAGGTGGGTCCATAAAAACCTTTCTTCCCCTTAACGTCAGATTTTTTTGGCCTGACTTCCGAGTATAAACCAATTGTTTTGGAAGAAACTTTTATCGTTATGCAACAATTAAAAACACCTTATATTGACGTAATGTCAATGCCAGTGTATGAAAGAAGGTTTTTTATTAATTTATTATTAAACCAACATGAAAAACAGCAACAATACATTGAAGATAATGCGGGTACAACAAATTCAAACGCTAAGGGTTCTAGAAAAACAAAAATATCTGGAGATGCTTTAAAATCAAAAATGAAATCTGGAGAAATCCCATTAAATTAATTAATCCCCATTTTGGGGATTTTTAATTTATAAGATATTTATAAATAAAACTTATCATGAAAAAGAAAATAATTTTAACTGAAACACAATATCTTAAGTTAACTAAATTTTTATTGGAAGACATAAATAATGATTTTAAATACATTAAGAATGGTGATATTTTAAGTTTTACGTTAAAAAATAATCAAAACGTAAATTTAAAAATCACTAGCGTAAACATACCTAATAACGAAATTTTAGCTTATGGTCCAAAAAATGAAAAAATAATGTTAAGGATTGGTGAATTCAACGAAAAAAACGATTTTTTAACTTATCATCAATTTGATGATGTTGCTAAAAAATACATACCTAAAAAAGTTTATGTTAAAGATATGAATATTTGGAGAGATAATGATTTATTTGTCGCTCCAGAAAATATTACTAAACCAACAAATAATCAGTCAAATAACAACATAAATGTAAATCAACAACAAAATAATCAATCTAAAAATTTAAGTGGTTTAGAAGTTAATAATGTAATAACAGTTAAAAATCAAAATGATGAAACTTATTCTATTACAATAACTTCTATTGAAGGTGATGATGTTTATGGTAAAGACCAAGATAATTTTGATGTTGTTATTAAAAATATAGATGATAAAAATAAAGAAATGACAATTATTAAAAATGATGGTGATAATCAAATTGAAGAAATTATAAAATTTGAAGAGATTAACATAGAAAAAAATAAAAATAAAATTAACCCTGATTATTATAATGATTTATTTAATAAGTATTATAAAGAAATCATAAACGACCCTAATTTAAAGAAAGCTTTTTATAAAGCACCTTCATTTTGGAATTATTTCACGTCTGCTTTAAATAACGAAAAAGCTAGAGGTAAAGGTATTTTTCCCGCATATGAAATAATTAACGGTTATTTTAATAAAAAAATTGATGAAAAATTACCAGGATTTGCTAATAAAGAAAATAAAAGAGCTAGTTTTTATTTATTTGATGATATTAATATAAGGTATAAAAAAATAAATGAAGAAGAATTTAAAAATTTTACTTTAAACGCTGGTTATTATAAAGCAACTGTTAGACAATATGAAGCTGGGTTAGGTGACGTAAAAGTTTTAACATATAGAAGTAGTGGTGGGTCTTTTGGTTTCAAGATAATTGTAAAAAAACCAACTGGTGAAAGACCTGATGAATATTTTTGTGACGTATATGTTAATAAAAATAATGTCGAGGAAAATAAATATTTTGTTGAAAATGTCAGAATTAAATTTTTAGATTCTGAAGGTTATACATCTTATGAAAAATTAAAAAAAAATAGTTAATAATGGCTGAAATGAATGAAGAAGAATTAAAAGCATTCGAAAAAGCTTTAGCTAAGGCTAGGGCTGAATTAAAAGAAATGTATAACATCCAGAAAGAAATAAATAGTGGATGGGATGGGTTTACAAAGGGTGTTAAAGATGTTAGTAATTTAACTTCTGATATTAAAAATGTTAATAAACAAATATTAGAATTAGAGAAAGACCAAACAGAAGAAGGTAAATT